AGACAGGTGGACACCTCCATGGTTTCGACGCCCGTGCAGGGGCGACCCCGACTGCAACGATGCGTAGACCAGGCTCCGAATGGCTGTGCAGAGCCGACCCGACTGCAACGACCATTGCTGAACGTCGCGCAGTCTCCAGTGGCTGCGCAGAGCCAACCCCAACTGCAACGACCAGCCGAAGCCGAAGCTCAGGAACTCCGTCAGTCCGTCGTAACCGTCTGAGTGGCTGTGCAGAGCACCCCCCGACTGCAACGGATTTGTTTAGTGTCGCCGCTTAGGCGCCGTTAGCGAGAACCCATGACGCCGAAAACGAGCACCGAAATTACCACACCCGAAGCGCCCGCCGTCGCGTCGTGGCGTCGCGAGATCGACGCACTGACGGCGATTTGCGAGGTGCTCGATCCGCTCGACACGTCCACGCGCCTGCGGGCGTTGGGTGCCGTGCTCTGCATGATGGACGACGACGTGGCGAGCGCCGCGATTTGGGCGTGGGAACAAAAGCACAAGGCGTGAGCCTTGGATCAGATTCGTCGTTCAGGTAAACTTTCGCGCAAGTTGTCAGGCAAGGGACGCCCGCCGAAGCCACCACCCCGACCACCGCCGGTTCCGCCTGGCGAGCCGGGCGCAGTGTGGCGTCAAGACCATCAGCCGAGACGGCCTTGGCCACCACCCCCACCACTCCCGGCATCTCCAGTGCCGCAGCCAGAGCCGACCCCACCTCCAGCCCCGGTCAACCCTCCTAAAAAGTGATATAAGGACCGACGTGCTATCCGTCGAGCGTGTCCTATCGAACAGGGAAGTGGCTTGGCAGTACACGCTCACCTCTCGTATGAACGTCTCGTACTATCAGGGGCGAGTGTCGCGCTGGATACGATGGGATGTCGCAATACGCTCGGTCTCTGCTGCGGCAGCATCGGCAACCATCATCACAGCTGCGCGCCAGAATTCGATTCTAGGAATCGAGATGGCATCGGTGCTCGCTTTGGCTTCCGCTGGTTTCACCATTGCTGGGGTCACGCTGCGGATCCCAGACAAGGTCCGTGAATTAGGCGTGCTGTTGGCTGAGTACACAGGGCACTATCATCGGTTCGCGAAGATGTATCAGTTTGGCTGCACGGACGATGAGTTGAGGGTCGCGCTCGAATCGTTTGCGGCGACAGAAATCCGAGAGGCAACTGATCACCCGACACCGAACGCAGCGATGATCGAGAAGAGTCGCAAGGAAGTCTTGGCGTCGATCGGGTCGGCTGATCCCAGTTCATAGTCGACGCTCGGCGTCGCCGAGACCGACGAGGCGCTCCGCGTGACATTGCCTCAATGCGCTTTCCGATGCTACGCTTCGAATTGCGTGGTGGAGCAGTCTGGTAGCTCGTCGGGCTCATAACCCGAAGGTCGTGGGTTCAAATCCCGCCCGCGCAACCACCCATCGGATCCATCCTTGACCCCCCATGACCCACACCCGAACCCCCGAATCGACGCCCGAGCTCCGCCCCGAGCTCGTGCGGCTAGTCGACGTCGGTTGGCTCGAGCGCGCCCGGATGGGCGACGGCGAACAGCAGGGCCCCGGCGCCTTCGAGGCGCTCGCCCGCTGCGCCACCCGGCGCGGTGAGCTCACCGTCGAGCAGGCGTTGGCGCTCGCCACCTTGCTCGGGCTAGGCCTGGCGTCGCCGGCGAACGATCGCTAGGCCTGGGCCTGAGCGCATCGAGCTGCCGTCGCCACGCGGCGAGCCGCTCGTGCCACCCGTCGCCGCCCGGGTGGGGCTCGCCGAGCTCGCCGAGCAGCGCCAGGCCGTCGACGATGACCGCTGCGACCCGCACGTCGTCGACGATGCCGAGGCAGCGCTCGTCGAGATAGAGGGTGCGGCCGAGCTTTGTGCCAACTCGCCACATCTCAGGGCTCCAACGCCCGAGCGAGCGGCCCCACCGTGGCTCGCGCCGGGCGCCGAACACTCATAGCACCGCGCCGAGCGCACACGCGGGGGCGGCGTCTGAGCGACGGGCGCGCTCCGGCGCGTAGGGCTGGCGGCACACGGGGCAGCCCCCGGGCGGGCGAACGTGCGGCATCCCCTCACAGAGTCGACATCGGCGCGGCCGCGGGGGCTCCGCGAGCAGCTTGCGGCGCCGCACGACGCGGCCGCCCGTTTTCGTGCGCTCGCCCGTGCGGCTCGGGCACTCGGGGTGGATGCTCCGCCCTTTCGTCGGCGGAAACTCGAGCCCGCACACGCCGCAGCCGCACACGCGCCATTGGGGGTTCGTGAGGTGGCGGCGCATGCGACGCTCGCGGCGCGAAAGCGTGGTCATCCGTCCGCCGTGCGTTTTCACGGCGGACATCCGAGGCTACTCCTTTGCAGCCTTGCGCGGCTTCCGCTTGGTGGCCTTTGCCGTCCGCTTCGTCGCGCGCGCCTTCGTCTTCCTCTTCGGTGCTTTCTTAGCCATGTCGTGCCCTCCCTGGATGGCAAAGCGCCATCAGTAACCCCCACGCTATCACGGTGGGCTTCAGAACGGTACGTCATCGCGGCGGATCGACGATGGCCACTCGGCGTCGAAGCGGTCGAGCTCCGCCTGCTCGCGCGCAGTCGGCGTTCGCGATTCGCGCGCTGATGGCGGCGTCGTGGACTGCTGCGCGGAGCGACCCTCGCGCTCGAGCTCGTCCGCCTCGGCCGTGAGCGCCAGGCCGAGCTCGCGGAGCTCGCGAGCCTTGATGTGGAGCGCTGTCCACGTCTTGCCGGTGCTCGTCGGCTTGCACGCGCGCCACCGCCACGCGCCTTCGGGATTCTGCCAGAGCACGCGCAGACAGTACGTCGGCGAGCCTCTGTACTCGCCCTTTTCGAGGACGAGCCGCTCGCGCTGGTCTCGATAGCTGCGATCGAAGTCCGCCAGGATCTCGGGTTCCTCAAAGTCCATGCGCGCCCCCGGTGAAGCTTGATACCAGCATGAATCGGCTCAAGCCGGACGACGCCGCGCGCTCCGGTCAGCGTGTGGGCGCGTGAACGCCGCACACTCCATTCATGCGGAGGGGTGCCGTTTCGGCGAGCGAAAGCAGCGCACGGAGTGGCGGTTAACACGGAGTTGACTGCAGATGGATCGGGTGGTGCGAGTCAAAATCACCGGGGTCGTGGTCGTGATCGCGTGAGCGGCACGATCGTCACACTCGCGGGCGTCGACGAGATGCAACGCGAGCTCGAGACGATCGCACAGCGGTCGGTGCCGTTCGCTGCCCGCGAAACCATCAATTCGCTCGCGTGGGCGGGGCGCGCTGCGTGGCAAGAGGAGATGGCGCGGAGCCTCACTCTGCGCAACAAATTCACCCAGCGCCGCGCCCTCGTGGTGCCCACCCGCACGCTCCGCATGTCCGCGATGGAGGCGACGCTCGGGCACACCGAGCCCTACATGGCGCTGCTCGAGTACGGGCGTCCCGAGAAGGCCGCCGTGCACTTCCGTCCGATCCCCACCGAGACGGCTGCGGGGCAAGCCAAGGGCTCGCTGATGGGCGGACGCAAGAAGATGGTTCTTCGCTCGGCCATCATCACTCGCCTGGGCGCGCTCGCGCTCAAGGGCGCGGGAAGCCGATCTCGGAAAGCGAACAACGCGAGAGCCGTCAGGGGGGCCCTTCGATCGGGGCGACGCATCGCCCTGCTCGACATGGGGAAGGGCGGCAAGGGCATCTATCGCGTCAAGGGGAGCAAGCGGAAGCCTGAGATCCTCAAGCTGTACGATCTCACGCAGCGCGCGACGCGCATGCCGCGCATCCCCACGCTGCAGCGTGCTCTCGCGAGCGCTCTGACGAAGGCGCCTGCGATCGCCTACGCAGCGCTCGAGAAGCAGCTCGCGCGAGCACGATCGAAGGGCTCGTGATGGGCTTGCACACATGTGTGCGCAGCGTCACCAAGGCACGCTTTTGCCCTTTGCCTACACGTGCGCGCGTGGCGCTATTTTTTCCAGGTACTGTGGAATTACCCCCCCGCCGCCAGGGGTTCACCATCGCGACCGACGGCCTCGCGCAAATTCCGGTTTTTTCTGCGCCCGTTGCGCCGGTCAACGGAGCCGTTGCGCGCGGAAACATCGTGGAGGGGTCGTGGCCACCAGCCGACCTGCCCACGTGATCACTCGGGCCGAGATGGCTCGGCGGCTCGGCGTCTCGCGATCCGCGGTGACCCGAGCGTGCCGGCCCGGCGCGCGTCTCGCCCTCGCCGTCTCGGGCACGGGCGTCAACGTTTTGCATGGGCAGTCGCGCCGCTGGCTCGCGCAGCGCGCCGCTGCTCAGGTCGAGCCGCTCCCGCTCGAAGGCGCCATCCCGGTCGACGACGAAGAGACCGCCGAGTCCGAGCGGTTGCCGCCCGCCGAGCTCGAGCGGCAGCTCGGCGACCGCCAGTTCGTCAACCTGGAGCACCTCGCCGAGCCGCTGACCACGCTCACCGAGCGATACGGTGACGCGCCCGCGCTCGCTGCCTGGGTCAAATGCCGCAAGATGCTCGAGGAGGCGCGCAAGGCTGAGATGCTGCGCGTCCGACTCCAGGGGCGGCTCATCGCGCGCACGACCGTGGTCCGCATGATCGATCACGTCGACGTTGCGTTCCGGCTCCTGCTCTCCGACGCCCCGCGCACCATTGCGACGCGGCTCGCGACACCGGACATGCCGGCGGCGACGGCCCTGATCCGCGACGTCATGACGCAAGTGCTCGAGGCCGCCCGCGACCACATCGCCGCGTCGCTCGCGGCCGACGACGAGATGGCGCCCCTGGTGGAGGCTGCCGCGTGACGCTCTCACGGTGCGAGCGCTGCGGCGGCTATGACATGCATTGTCTCCTGTGCGTTGCGCGGCGGCTCGCGCGAAAGCACGGGGCCAAAGACGAAGGGGCGGGCGGGGGTGAGCGTTCATGCCGTTCGGGCTCGTCCGTCCCTTTGATTGACGGGTTGGCTATCCGCGACATTGCGATCGGGATGCGGCTGCCCGTCGAGATCGTTCGCATCGCCTTCGGTGGGTTCTGCGCCAAAGACGATCGGGTGGGCGAGGATGGCCCCTCCTCCTCGCCTGCCCGGTTGACCGAGGGGACCGAGTGAGCGCCTCTCCCGAGACCGAGTGGCTCGTGAGCCAGATCCAAAAGCGGATCACCACGAGCGTCGTCATCATGACCCCGAGCGAATGGTCGGAGACCAAGCGCTATCTGCCGCCGTCGAGCTCGTCGCTGCCGGGTTACTACCGGTTCGATGTCTCGCCCTACATGCGCGAGATCATCGATTGCATGAGCCCCGAGAGCGACGTGCGGCACGTCACGATCATGAAGGGCGTTCAGGTCGGCGCAACGACCCTGCTCGAGAACACCATCGGCTACTACATCGACCAGGTCAAGACGGCGCCGATGATGCTCGTCACGGCTGACGCCGAGTTAGCGAAGCTGCGGATCGAGAGCCACGTCGTGCCGATGCTCAAGCATTCAGGGCTCGACCACCTCGTGCGATCGCTCGACGAGCAAAACCCCCGCAAGACGGGGCGCACCGACAAGAAATACGAATGGGAGGGTGGCGGCTTTCTCGTTCCGCTCGGCGCGGTCAACGCGAACAAGCTCCGGTCGATCCCGATCCAGGTGCTGCTTCGCGACGAGATCGACGGCTGGGCTGACAACGTCGGCAAAGACGGCGACCCCGTCAAGCTCTCTGCAGACCGCACCGCGGCATACGAGGCGAGCCGCAAGATCTTCGACTGCTCGACGCCGCTCATCAAGGGCCAGAGCAAGATCGACAAGCTCTATCAGGCGGGCGATCAACGCAAGTATCTCGTGCGCTGCCTCTCGTGCCGGCACCCGCAAGCGCTGCGGTGGCGGCGCTCGGACGCCGAGACAGGCAAGCGCTCGGGTCTCGTCTGGGAGATGAGCGAGGGCCGGCTCGTCGAAGGCAGCGTCCGTTACGCCTGCGAAGCGTGCGGGCACCTGCACGCGAACGCCGACAAGACGCGGCTCTTTGCGCTGGATAATGCCGAGTGGGTCGCGACCGCGATCCCCGAGACGGCCCATCATCGCAGCTACCATCTGAGCGCGCTCTATTCTCCCGTCGGGATGCAGACGTGGGAAGCCTGCGCGCTCAAGTGGCTCGACGCCTGGGATGAGGAGAACAACCGGGCGCGGGACAATCTGCAGCTCCAGGTCTTCTACAACAACGTGCTCGGCGAGCCCTTCGAGCTCCGGGGCACGCGGCTTCGCTTCGATATCGTGTCGAGCCATCGGCGCCATGTCTATCGCTACGGCGAGGTGCCGAACACGTGGGCCGCCTTGTTCTGCGGCTCACCCGTCCGGATCATCACGTGCGCGGTCGACGTGCATCTCGATAACCTCGCCGTTGCCGTTTTTGGCTGGTGCAACGGGCGGCGCGCCTGGTTGCTCGACTACTGGCGCTTCAAAGGTGACACCGAGAACCTCGAAAACCCCGCCACGTGGGGCCGGCTGCGCGAGCTCATCGAGAGCCGTGAGTATGTGTCGCAGGATGGCGGGCAGCGTTACCGCATACAGCTCACGCTCGTGGACGCGAGTTACCTGACGGACGTCGTGCATCGCTTTTGCGAGCAATACGAGGCAGGCGTTTTCCCAGTGCGCGGCCGCGAATCGCCGCCGAAGAGCTCACCGTTCAAGGAATTTTGGCAACAGACGACGCCGGGCGGGCAAATGTGGTGGGGCGTATCGGTCGACATGTACAAGGACCGATGGTCGTCGGCATTGCGCCGCTCATGGGATGGGCAATCGGTTCAACCGGAGGGGTTTTTCAACGCGCCTCTCGACGCGACCGACGAACAGCTCAAG